TTATCTTTTACTTTATTTTTACCTTTTTCTTTTGGTTCTTTTCTTTTTCGTTTTTTCTTTCTTTTTCTCTTTCTTCTTTTCTCCTATTGTGCAAAAAGTATTTATTTTAGTGTATTATTTTTGTGCAAAATAAAAAAGCACCTATCTTTCAAGGTGCTTCCTCTTCACAGAATTTCAAGAGCAGGCTCTAGCTCTTCCGCCGTGTTAATTAGCTTATAAAGCTGTTCCGGCGTAAGTTTTAGCATCTGGTCGGATAGCTCCGCCCTCATTCTGTCTGCATTATTCATTTTCACAACCGGTCGGGAACATAACCACGGGGTCATAGCCCTGTTCAAGGTCGAGTGAGCCATCTTCCAGTGCTGAACCTTTTACGACCGATATATCGCGCCGCTTTTTCTCACGATATGTCAAATGATCCCACTGGCTTTCCGCTTCTTTGATAGCTTCATCGCAGCTATCAAACGGCGTTTCAGCTCCGAAAATGTCCATTCCTCCGAATCTGGTATTGTCATCTAAGACATACCACTTTTGATTTTTGTATTTCATTTTCATTTCCCCTTTCTTTTTGATCTAAAATCATTATATAACGATATCGTTATATAGTCAATAGTTAATTGCAATTATTTATTTTTTCTTTTGCTTTTTCGTAAACTTCATCCGGTACGCATGCAAGTAGCGTTCTGTCTCGCTTTCTTTCTTCTTCTGCTGTCAATTCTGCTTTCTTGGTAGCCATCTTTTGATTGACTTGCTTTTGTAATGCTTCTAGGGCTTCGGCTTCTTCTTCCGGCGTCCGTTCCTTTGCTTTCATCGGGAGCGTGAACGGTCTTTTGCATTCCGGTTCTCCTTGATGATTCGGCATCAATCCGGACGCCCTTACCTTTTCCATGACTGCGTCAACGATAAAACCGTTAAGGCTCTTACCTGCTGCTGCTCGGATCGCTTCTTCGTCTTCTTTCCGGAATCGCACTAATTTTTTAAAATAATGGTCGTTGTCATATTTTTTTGTGGCTCGCAACTGGCTCTCACTTGCTGGCATATTTTATACCTCCTTATATAAATATAATGATACCATTATAAGGTGATATCGTTATAATGTCAACCTGCTTTATATAACGATATCCCAATAATGATATCGTTATACGATTTCCACAATAAAAATTCCAATATTATCAATATATTTGTACGTTTTTACTATCAACAAAAAAGCTACCGGACGCCGCTTGAATGCCCGATAGCTTTTATGGATAACTTGTAGAATATATTAAATTGTATAACTACAATATCATATCTCTAACATTTTTGCAAGTATTATTTTCTGCGGTCATAATCAGAGAACGTGAAGCATACCAGTTTACTGATAATTCTTTGACCAATTTCTCCTCTGTAATATCCGGATTCGTCCGGCGAACGTAGTCAAGTAGCTGTTTGATATCCATCACGCAACCCTCCTCATAGACGATAGCAACATATCAACGATTTCAAAGACTTCCGCTCCGTATGTTGCTACAAAATCACATAAAACTTCTTCCTGCTCAAGTGGAAGATAAATGTCATAACTAAGGCAGATGGCGTGACATATTTCGTGAGTAAGCACTTTTCTGAAAAATCCACCTTTTACAAGGCTGGAAATGTAAATTTCGTGAGTATTACTGTCGGTAACACCGATGCTCATAGAGCCATCACTCCGAAGCAGCCGGTAATCATCCGGCGGAACAATCACAACATCCCATGCCGTATCGTTGATCGTAAACATCACGCCATCACCTCACTGTCAAATCTTAGAAACCAGTGTTGAAAGCTTGTTTCTAAGTAAATTCTTTTCTTCTGCCGTCATATCGTGCATAAGCTTTGTCACGTCACCGGTAATCTCTTTCATATAGCTGTCAAGAGACTCCATCTTTTTCTGCTTATCCTCCGGCGTGTCAGCCTTGTGCATATCTTTTGTTTCCGTGTAATGACGTTTTGCACGGTCATAATTGCTTTCTTTCATTTCCGGACGGTTCATGCCAGTGTCGGTGTAATGCATTTTACCATCGTGTCTATCCATATCACGATCCCACTCCGGATCCATATGGTAATACGGTGGTTCATCATATCCCCGGCGTGTACCTCTGCCCTTTGGAGCGAATCTGCCGTCAGCGTACCGGTAATGGTCATAATGACGTCTATCGCCATATTTTTCCATCATTGCAAGTATTTCCTCCGAATCAGATTCATCCATTGCCTTTGTAAGAGTGCGATAATACATAGCTTCGGCAAGGTCTTTCATCATGTCCGTAGCTTCGCCCATTTCTTCGACATTGATATTGTCAATGCCTTTGTCAAACTCGCAACAAGCCACTTCTGTCAGCTTTTCAATCATACTGTGCATTCTTTTGATATCCATAACCAACACCCCCTATGCTTCACGGACAGCAATCAAATTACTGTTCTGAACCTCAATAGCTTGTGCTGACGTATTCTGCACGGCAACAGTGCTACAGCAACCGCAAGGAACATCAATATAAGTCTGTGCGGAAACATTAAAGAAATTCTCAACTGCCGCCGGTGTGACTATCATTTGTGTTGACTGCAAAGGCTCTCCATCTACTGAAATGGCGAGGGAAATGGCTTCTACCGTACCGCCTGTAGGAATCTGAATATTTCCGCTGTAAGAAACCAAAAACCTAGCCCTGCATTGATTGGTTATTCCTCTAAGTTTAATGATTCCGCTCCCCTGTCTATGAACAATACATTTTGTCCCTTTTACCGGCGTTTCTGTGAATGCAACATCCTCTCCAGCGGAAACTGTTTGTAACGCAATCCCTGTTATTTCCATAGTCTTTACCTCTCTTTCATAAAAATAAGGACAAATTTTACAATCTGCCCTAAAACCGTTTTTTCAGAATTAGAGTAAAACTGCATGGCAGAAATAATTAAGATTAACTCAATTAAAATACTCTTTATTTAGTTGTTAGCAGTTACATCCAGCATTGCATCCACAACCATAAGCATATGCATTCGGATTAGGAACGACATAAGCCGGAACAGCTGTAGGATTTACAGCATTGATAATCTGCTGTGCCTGTGCGTTCATTGCAGTTGTCAGAAGTGCAGACTGTCGGTCCTGCGAAGCTGCTCTGCGAAGATCATTATTCTCTGCCTGCAAGGTAGAGATTTTTTCCTGGCAAAGGTAATCAAGGATTGCACGGGTGCCGGCGTTCTGGCTGTCAATGATGTCTCTGGTGTTGTTGTTCATTGTGTTCTGCAAAGCACATGTGTTTTGAGCTGCGTTGTAGTTTACGCCCTGAATAGCTTCTCTTACATCACAGCAGCAACTAGCAATCTGCGACTGTAAAGCATTTGTGTTTTGCATATTTGCCACAGTATCGGCGTTAATAGCTTGTTGGATTCCGTACCCAGTCTGCATTACATTGGTGTTAATGCCATTAAACCCTGTAAGCATACCGTTGTTCATTGCATAAAAACCATCACACAAACCGTTGTTGATCCCGTCAAGCTTTCCGATGATAGACTGCGTGTCAAATCCTCTCTGAATTGCACTGTCTGTGTATGCGGCTGCTGTAGATCCCATTCCGCCTCCGTTGCCGCCCCAGCCGTTGCCGCCGAAGCCACCCCAGCCAAAGATCATAGCGAAGATGATAATAGCCCACCAGCCATCACCGCCCCACATTCCATCATTGTTCCTGTTGTTTCCTGTCACTGCCGCAATATCGGCAAGACTTGGTGAATTTCCATTAAACATTTTGGTTTACCTCCGTAAATTTATTTACATCGGGTAACCGGTCTTTTTGTGCGCACGACCCAAAATGTATCAATGTTTGTTAAACATCCCCAAAACTTGTTGTTTGGCTTGATCTACCGTAATTCCACGCTCTTTGCACATATTTTCAGCCATATTCTGCAAGCCCCTCGTATCTCCGTTTTGATACATTTTCATGGCGTTCTGTGCAAGCGGATTGTTTTGAACATTAGGATTGTTTTCAATTATGCTTTGAATTGCCTGCTGAGGATTTCCACTTGTCATCATTTGAATAATGTTAATTGGGTTCATTCAGCATCACTCTCCTTTTTAGTTGAAGATCTTGTGCTTTTCGCTGTATTTTTTGTCAATGACGATTCAATAGATGATATTTTGCTTTCCAATTCATCGAATCGTTTCATAAATGCCCCTGTGACATCGTCAGATAGCCCTATTTCGAGTTTTTTACCACCATCCATAGGATTTATACCATCTGCCATCGGAACAGGCTTAAAAACGACAGTATCTAGTGTGCCGTTGCTGTTCCATGCCTTAACATAGATTTCTGATAAGTCCTGCTTTGGAAAAAACGCCGGGGCCCCAGTCATTGGTACATCCTGCGGAGCTATATCTTCTATTCTTCCGACCATTTTACCTACCATGCCGGACATAGGTGCCGGTTGCTGTACTTGCTGTGGTTGCATCTGCTCTTGCGGCAACCTCTGTTGTACGTTTTGAATCGGATTGTATTGATAAGCGTTAAAACCCGGATTATAAGTCATAGCCGGAGCCTGCTGATATGTCTGATACGGATTCATCTGCATTTCTTTCGCCCTCCTCCAAAACTTCGTCTATTGCTTTCAAAATAAGGGACAGCGTAACAAGGTCAACTCTCTTCATTACTGTTTCATTGCCAAAAATACGTTCTCGCATTGCGTCTGTAATCATCTGCCGTTCCCTCCTTTGATTAAATTTTTGCATAAAAAAAGACGCCAAAAACGACAAAAAAATGACTTTTTAGCGACATACTATAAAATTAAGTATTTTGAAATAGTGATAAATACGGCGTTAGCACTAACTTAATACCGTAGGCATGGCATTATGTTTATGCTAAAATTTTTTTAACTGAATTTCGATATTTCCATTGACTATTACGATTTTATCTATTATAGTCTTTAATATCATATTTTTATGTTTTTTGTCGGTGTACTTCCATACATCGGCAATTTTTTTTATATTTTCGTAAACAAATTCTTTTTTCTGACTATTGGCATTGTTTTTTTCTTCGTCAGATATATTTTTTTTCGTTTTTTCTATTTGAGACTCTAAATCTTTGATCATTTCGATTACAGTATCATTACCATCGGCATATAGAGCGTAAAGTCTTTTTAACCTTTTTTTATCTTTTTTTAATTGAAATCTCATAATATCAAGTTTGGTTTCTTTTTCTTTTGGCTTATACGAAGAAAGGTCAAGCGATATGCGTATTATTTCTTTCTCGACTTGCTCCTCAATTTCGTCCGACCACTCTATTGAATTATCGCAATTTTCATCATAATTAGGTATGTACGACAAATCTTTACTCCTTGAACAACAGTATATCTTATGCTTTCCGTGCGTCCATTTTTGATATCTCATTTTGCATCCACAAACACCGCAATAACAAAGACCTGTCAAAAGATTTGGCTCCGTTTGACAACAAATTTTTGACTTACTTCGTGTCTTCCTCATTTCTTGCGCTAATTCAAATTTTTCTTGGTCAAAAATCGGAGTATGTCTACCTTGATAGATATTACCCTTGTATGGTATTTTTCCGATGTTTACTACGCTAGTTAGTATGCTTTTTACTACCGGCTCCGACTTAAACCCTAACATATTTTTTATTTTAACATCAGAGTAACCGTCCAAGAATAAATCCAGAGCTTTTTGTGCCTTATCAGCTTTTTCGGGAATGGGAACCAAAATTCCGCTATTTTTATCATACGAATAGCAGTATGGCAAATTTCCTCCTCCCATCCAATATCCTTGCTTCACTCGCTCCAACATACCTCCACGCATTCTAAGCATCATGGTGTTTTTATCAAGCTGAGCGAATACTGCCATCATCTGCGTATATGCCTGCTCCATAGGGCTGTCATAACTTACCGAGTCATGAACGCATTCAAATCTCACATTGTTCGGCTGAAAGACTCTCTCAATCAAATACAATCCATCAATCATACTCCTTGACAAGCGGTCTAACTTAAAAGCAACTACACATTCAACCCTTTTTCTTGTGCAATCGTTTACTAACCTTTGTAATTCCGGTCTGTCCATATTTGATCCGGTATATCCATCATCAACATACCAATCATCAATAATCATCCCATTTTTTCTGCAATGATTCTTAATATCTCTTATCTGACTATCTAGTCCGTTTCCCTCCTCTGCTTGCTTTTCTGTTGATACTCTTATATACGCTACGCATTTCATAATTATCCCTCCAAAAAATTAGAATGCGCCGTATTTATCACATACAGCACATTCTACTAGCCTTAGTTCTGATTGTCAATTACCTCTGCAATAAGTTTAACAGTGCCTTCCGGTAATTCTATTTCGGAAATATCTACTTCTTCTCCGTCTATAGTTACTTTAACCATTAAATCCCCTCCAGCCTGTTTATTTTGTTTTTAATTTTTTGTATTCTTCTATTTACCGTTCTTTCACAAACGGAAATTTCCAACGATATTTCAGTTATTGTTTTCCCTTTAGACAAAAGGTCGAAAACAATCTGTTCATCTTCTGTTAAATTGGCGTTTTCAAGTATCTCTTCAAGTTCTGGCTTAGTAAGTTTCGACAACTTCATAAGCCAATCTCCTATTATTTTTTTAATTTCTCTGATTTATCACTATCTTCTTTCTTTTTCTGCCATTCTTCTTCCAGTTTCAAAGCGTGATACACAGTGACGTACATTTTCGTATCATTTCCGCTTAAATCCAAAAGAATCGGTGCTATGAATTTCCATATTTCTTTAGGATCGGTCATTGCTTCATCCCTCACTTTCTAATAACTCCGGATTGTCAAATATGTTGCCGATAATCTCCATTCTACTTGCTATATATTCGTCAATATAAATATATTGCAAACCCATAGGACTTCTATATTTTCTAACAAATGACGCTTGCATTTTGTTCCATTCAATGCAAATTATTTTTTTATCTCCTGTGATTAAATCGGAATAACTAGCAATATCATTCTCCCAAATCAACTTGCCATTCTTATCTTTCAAGCCTGTGCATTGGCAGATTGTTGTAGGGTCTACTTCAATCATATTAGGAATATCATTGGTCATCCCCCAAAGAATATACTTCTTTTCTAAAATGCCGTATAAATAGCCTTGTACCCATTCTCCATTGTCAATCCTCTTTGCCTTGAATAAATATCTATATTCCATTTCCTTTATCTCCTTTCTTCATCACTTCTTTCATATTTCCTAATCTGTCGTACTAATTCCAATGATAACAATTCCAATAAAAATTATGAAAAAAGTTAATTTGCTCATAAGCGTCCTCCTATTCTGCTTCTGATTGAAGCCAATCCATACAACTATCTTCTCCCTCGTATTCTTCGCCGAATGTGTTCTTAAAAGTTATAAGAAACTCTGCTAACTCTTCATCTGACATATTCCTTATCTTGTCGGCATTGGTCTGTCTGCTATCACATCTGCAACAAGACTCATTCTCTCTTGAATTGCTGTTGTGCTGGCAGTTGCAATGAATCTTTTCTTCACTATCATCAAATACATCACTATCATCAAATACCTTTAAAAACATTTCAGCAATTTCCTCATCGTATCTACCACACAGACCTTTGCAATCAATATCCGCAATAACTCTTGAAAAGAAATCTTTGAATTTGTCAATAATATAATCCCCTTCGAAATCTTTAGGTATGTCAATTACTACTTTCATTTTCAATCCACCTCCACTTCATCCAACAAATCAATAACACAATCTTTACACAACTGCCTACCGTCAAATTCGTACAGCTTTTCTTCCTCTCCGCATCTATCGCAGTAGCAATGCGGCACTCTGCGGTTAGGGCATCCATCACCGATGCAAACCGTATCGCAATGCAGGCATTCATCTTCATACTTTACCATGATCTTTTAGCCCCCATATCATAAATACTCCTTGCTGTTTTAATTTTTCTCTTGCCTTTTTAGTATTTTCGGAATTTGCAGTTTCTAAGCATTTTTGATAATGCGTTTCGCAAATCTTGTATCCGGGCTTTATCGGATTGCTGCAAAAAGCGCAAAGTCCCAAAGTGTGACGCTCCGATTTTCTCGGCTTTGCATAAAACCCGCTTTTAATCCTACGCTGTTCAATTCGTTTAGCACGGCATATGCTGCAAAACCTCATTCCGTTTTCGGAAGGTCTTTTTTTGCAGTTAGGACAAATACCGGCATCTATCAATTCGTGGTATCTTCTGTTTTGCGCTATATTATGATACTCATTAGATTTATGCCTGTCTCGTTCCCTTGCCTTTTGCATCCATTTCGCTTTTTTGGCTCTGCACTCCGGGCAATTCTTCTCGTCTCCGAAAAGCTCATTTTTACCACAAGTAGGACATATACCGTGTTCTTTATACCATTTTCGTGATTCATTTTCGTATTTCTTATGCTTTTCGTTGCAAGAAATACAAACCGATCCATTCCTGTCCAATGGCTTTCCGCATTTCCCACAAAGTCCCTGTTCAACTCTTCTTTTGTAAAGCGATTTCACAGTTTCACAATGCTTCGTTGACATATTATCCCTCCTGTCTCCTAATAGCGTTTATCAGCTCATACATATTTTCTTTAGCAATCCTATCTCTCACACTTTCCTCCGGGAACGGCAATACAAAAGACCTCTCCTTGATACGGTTCACAATACGATCATCGTATCCGAGATTTTCTATGCCGGAATTGCTGGTGTAAATCGTCACCTTTTTATCCATATAGCGTGAATTGATAATTTGATAAAATCTTTCGCCTATCCAAGCCTTGCCGCCCTGTTCCACGTCAAAATCGTCAATAATCAGCACTTCCGTTGTGGATAACTGGTTAATTAGCTCGCTTTCACTCTGATACTCTGAATTTTTATCCCAGCTTTTCTTGATTTCTGCCAGAATTTGCAGGGAAGTAGCAAATTTAACCTGTACCCCCTTGTCCATCAATTCATTAGCAAGACTAACCGCCATTCTTGTTTTCCCGCTCCCTTTAGTTTGCGAATAAATGTACAGCCCTTTTCCTTGCCCTTTTAAGGCGTTAAAATTGTTTAGGTAATAGTTTATGCCTTTAACAGCGTTTCGTGCCGCATTTTGGCAATTAGGGCTATTGTAGGCGGTAATATCAAAACTGCTGATGCGTAATTTACTAAAATTCGATGGCAAATTAGCAAATCGCATCCGATTTTCTTCAATCTGCCTCCTGCGGATACCACACTTACACTCCCGGCAGAACGTGTAACCGTCTTTCTCATATTCTTCCCACCCGGTATCGTTACATACCGGGCAGGAATGCTTTGGCTCTTCATCAATGTGCCTCTCGGAAGAATTTCTCATAATCTGAATATCCGCCATCACTTTGTCTATTGTCCTGTCTATTACATCCATCATTGCCTCCCTTGTAATTCTTGTCCAGATAATCAACAAATGGTGTGGCAGCACTAAGAAATGTCGTTCCGTGCTTTATGTACTCCGTAGGCGTGCCTTTCTTTTTGCATTCATCCGCATAATTTCTGACGGCTTCTAAAAGCTCCGCCTCGGAATAACCACTGTTTACTCTTGCACAGTAACACTCATATGCCTTACCCTTGTTGATTTTCCGTGGGTAAATTTTCCAAAATTCCTCAAATGCACATATATATTTCTTTCTTTCTTTACTTCTTACATTCTTTATATTCTTGTTTTGTGGTTCGTCTGATGGTTCGTCTGATGGTTCGTCTGATGGTTCGTCTGATGGTTCACCAAAATTTTCGTACCCTTGATAAACCCCGTAATTTACTACGGTTATGAGCGTTCCTCTCTTGGTTCGTTCTGTGTACAACATTTGTTCACTTTCCAGTTCACTCAAGTAACGCTTAACCTTGTTCCGAGACCACCGCCAACGTGACGCCAATTTGTCAATACTGAACATATATGAGCCACGTTTCACAGACTTAACAACTCCATCAACCATCATCTTCTTATCTTTGTGTTGCATAAGAAGAAGCAGATCCACCCAGGCACTTCTCTTGTCAAACGGTTCGTTAGATTGCCAAATACAGCAGTCAACCATTTTCCTGTAAAGTTTTATCCATCCGTCCACAATTCACACCACCTTTATCTGTCTACCCATTCGATACCCCCTGTGTATCTACCAGAATGGGAAATAATATTGTCGGGGTAAACACGACGCAAATAACTCAAATCATATCTTATCGTGCGTCTGGTCACTCCTAATTTTTCCTGTAACTCTCTAACTTTTACGAATTTTTCAGTTTTTAGGATTTTTACAATCGCTAACTGACGTTCGTTTACTTTGTGCATTAGTTATCACCTTTTCTTTGATTAAAATTCAATTTTTCAAACATAGCACACATAACATCTACCACAATGCTGTTTCCGAATTGCTTATACAACTGCGTGTTGCTGTTTACTGCTGCCATTTTGTCAATATCTTCATCAGATACACTCATCAGCCGTCCGTATTCTCTCGGCGTTAGCTTTCTGATACGATAGTCAACATTGTATAAGTATGAATTTCCTCCAGCATTTCCAACCGGCTGAGAATTTAATGCCATAGCGCAAGCATTGGAACTATACACTCTGTTTCCTTGCCTGTATTGTGTGCCAAACTCGTTTTCTTTTCCGACACCTCCTAGCAATAAAGGTTTTTCAAGCACAAAATTATCTTTCTGCACACTTGTTAAGCAATTACTTGTACCTTTCATATTTACCTCTAATCTCTGCTCCGTTGGGTTTCCCGCGGTTCTGTCTGACGGATTTTGTCTGGATTTCTGCCACGCATAGCAACTATCTTGTTTTTCCAAAATTTTAGGCTGCAATCCACCACCTCCACAAGTATTCATAATTGGTGCCACACCCTCTATGCCATAAACACGATTAGCACTTTCAAAAGTGTTGTCTATCGTGTTATCCATTTGTCCTATTACCTTTACATCTGCCATTACTTCAATCACTCCACTACTTGTTTTATTGGCTCTTAGGGTAGGGCAAATCCCCCCTAAGTACCTTTTCGCCACCGAATTTTTCACTTTCAAAAAGCACTATTCCGATAGCGTCTGTTAATTTTTCCATTCAATTACTCCATTCATTGTATCAAAGCCTGTTCCAAAGCCTTTATAATCTCTAGCACACAATGTTTTGGCTACACCATTATCAATTTTATTTACATGATTATAATTAAGAATTGCATTCATTCTCGACAACCCAAGTCTGTCTGTCTGTCTGTCTGTCTGTCTGTCTGTCTGTCTGTCTGTCTGTCAATATTGTGTTGTGGTAATGTGCCGTTGTCAATAAGCTGTTTTATCAGTTTGTCAACCTTTTCATTGTTGATGTAATAATTTTCATCCACATTATCTTCAAGATAGTCTTTTAACTTCTTTTTGAGGGGTATAGGTTGTGGAAAATCATATGAGTAATTGCCAAGGAACGAAAACATAAAGCACCTGTTTCTGTTCTGTGCCACTCCATAATTTTTAGCATTCAAATCTTGCCAATAATTCGTGTACCCTAAGCTTTCGAGAAAACTTATCCATTTCTTAAAATCTTCAATGTTCTTTTTACCGTGTACCTGTGGCACATTCTCCATAAACAGTATCTGCGGAAGTTCTCCGTTGCTATCTCTGATTTCAGTTAAAATTCTCTCAACTTCCCACAGTAGACCGCTTCTTGTACCACTACCCTTAGACATTCCGGCTTGTTTTCCGGCAACTGATAAATCCGTACAAGGAAACGAGTAAGTAATTAAGTAAGTGAATGTATTTGTGTCGCAGATATTCAAATCTTCTGCATGAACCTTAGTTATGTCCATTGTAGGAAAATCTGTGCCATGTACTGCGTTATAACTTGCAATAGCATACTTATCAAACTCCACAACTCTGTAATGCTCAAATTTAACACCTATTCTTTTTAGTGCCATTGCCTGTGAACCATATCCGGCAAATAATTCTATCAAGCGAATAGGTTTTGTTATGCTGATTGGTTCTCTTGTAAAGTCAAATATAGACATCTGATTATCACAAGAATAATTTTCAAAATCCATTTTCTCTTACCAAAAGGAAACCTCGGTTTTATGTCCGGACAACCTATTCCTTTCTTTGATTTTTAGTTATTTACTGTGGCTTTCTGCCTGTCTGAAAATACTCGTCATAAGCGTCAACTGTATAGCGTATTTCAGTCATAGCTATATCAATCGTTACATCTTTTTTATCCAAGGCTCTTTCTACATAATCTTTAATTCTCATCATTAAAGCCTGCGCTATTACTATATTCGCATTGTTACTCATTCTAAATCACTCGCTTTCTTTTCTCTTAAAATCCTCGCAAGGCACATCAAGCAAGCAACCGCATTTTTCATATTCTGCCGCTCCCCAATATGTCTTGTATCTGTAAGAGTTTTCGCATTTAAAGCAGAAATCCTTGCCATTATTCAACTTGCAACTTGTCTTTTTATCTTCCAGCTTTTTCCCGATACTCTCGTTTGTCCTTTTGAGTTCCTCGACCTTTTTCTGTAATTCCTCAAAATCTTCAATGAGTTTATTGTATTTCTTTTTACTTAAAATCTTCATTCTGCATCACCTTTTCCGTTCCTATATTCTTCTATTGCCTCGTCAACTTTGTCTTTTCCCCAATCTGCACTATAGTACCATTCAACAGCTTTAAAAACAGGACTTAACATTTCAAAGAGCGTTTCCACTCTTATTTTAGCTGATTTGATATATTCAACTAACCGCCGTGTATCTTTCGCCACATCTTCATATCCGTTTTGATTGAGATAATCAGCCATTTCTTCCAATAATTCAATATTGTCGTATTGCATAAGGTCGTCAATCTCTTTTGAGTATAAATAACTCCAACTTCCACCACTCATTTCGAATCACCTACTTTCAAACAATCACTTACAAGCATATCCGCTTTGATTAGCTCATAAATAATATCAAGATATGTCCTGTGGTCTCGGTATCTGCAATTTGCGTCTTTGTGTATTCTTGGGTCGTTCCGTTTCCACTCGTTCACGTCAAATATTTTTGGACTAACGAATAGCATTTTGCACCCCCTTGAAACGCAAAGATAATAACAACCGCTCTTACCATATTCGCCCTTGCACTTCTTAAATCCGAATTTTTCAAACTCTTCGACTTTAACTTTCGGAATCAACATTACACTCACCCACTTTCAATAAATCCATAAACTTCTCATACTGCCTTTGAGAAATTTTGTTGTGCTTCTTGTCCTCTCTAATTTCGATTTTAAGGTGCTTTTCTGCAATAGAGGATAATTCCCTCGCCAAGTTCTTTTCACCTTGTTTTAGACCGTCTCTGTATCCTCTGGAGGGCTTAAACTCATTTATCTTTTCCTTGCCCTCTCCTTGACCGCCTGCGGTTTTGTTATATCGGCACTGATAACCTTTTTTGGTGTACTCCAAAATCCAATACTGCTCCATTTTGTCAAGATCCGATTTTGGATAGTTGATAAAGTTAATTTTCCATCCATAAGGGTTTTCCTCGCTGTAAAAACCCCTTTTTTTGACGGAAAGATCAATATGCTGATACCCTGTTAAGTGTCCACACATTCTCTGGATGATGTTCACCGCCTGCCCGATATAAAAATACGAAATATCGTTTTCGTCTGTACGGGTAAGAAAGTAAATGCCGCTACGGTCATTCAGATTAGGATTCACTTTCAGAAGCCGCTCTCTGTTTTTCTTCTCGATAGCCTTAATCTGTGCTATGTTTTTATACTGACTCATAAAATCACTCCTCCTTAATGTGATTTTTGAGGCTTTCAAGAATGTCGGAAAGAATGTCAACCGATTCTTTTCTGATTTCCTTTTCGCTCATAAGACCTCTTTTGTAAGATTGTTCCACCATTTCTTTCGCTTCGTCTTTTCCGTAATTTTCAGTCAGACTTTCAACCATACCTTTTGTAAGTGCTGAAAACTCCGCCATAATAATTGTAGTTGTCCCGCTGATTTCAACTTCTCCCATATTTGATTTAATCATATTTTTTTCCTCCTAAAATTTAATTTTTTATGCTTCACTTTTCAAAAACTCAATAATTCTCGGTACGCAAATTTCCTCCGCACCGCTGCAACTGTCGCAATCGTCATCGCAGGAAACAAATTTAGCATCTCCCTCCGATACACCGTAAAGAAATTCTGCCAGCTCTTCTACTGGCATTCCCTTAATTCTTTGAAATTCTGTCATTTTTATTCTCCTCTCTTCCTCGCCATATTGGGTAATAATTTCCTTTCGTAGATACAATCCAATAACCCGTACTCCAAGTATTAGTAAACGGATCGTATACTTTTCTTCCTTTAATCATCCTTAGACCTCCTTCTCATAACCAAATCAAAGCCAATGCCGGGGTATGTGATGGAGTATTCTTCCTTTCCGTCCATATTCCCCATAAACCATTCGAACACGGCAGATATTGCGCTGTCTGTTACATCTGTTTTCTGCCCTATCCACATGTGCTTTTCCGTGTCTTGCGTCCCATAATAAATCCTGTTAAATGGGCTTACTCCTATTCCTTTCTTTTTAGCCATATAATCAATCTCCTTTCTAAAACGGACATATTTTCGGATTTTTAAGAATCCATTCTTTGTTAGGTTTTGCAACATCCACATTCGTCGCAGGAGCAACTTTTTTCATTTTCTCGATAAAACTATCACCATCAGCATTTTCGCTCGATAAATGGCACATTATGACGTTCTGCAAGTGGTCTGAATAATTCGCCTTGACAAAACCACAAGCTGTACCGATTTCCAAGTGACCACGGAAAACGTGATTGTTTTTAGCCGGATTGCTCCAGTCAACCATATCTTTGTCGTAATTAACACCAAGAAGAATATGGTCAATATCCTTGAGTCTCCATTTGATAACTTCACAATCGGTTATGTAAAGCATTCTCCCCATTTCCTTGTGAGTAATCAGAAAGCCGTATATAGGACAAGGTGTTCCGTTTGCGTCTGTGTGTGTCCAGTTTCCGTCTATTGTGGTTAGGTCAAAGGGTTTTACTGTAAATCCGCCCATATTCATTGATTTACAGCTATTGCCTAAATATGGGGCAAATATCGGTATTCCCATAGCTTCAAAATCTTTTACTGACTTGCTATGGTCTAGGGTAGGTGGGTGTGACTTATAATCACACCCTTTATCCCCCTTATATTCCAATCTAAGCCTTTTTTAATCTCCTTAATCGGTATTCCGCAATCAAGGATAAGTGTTTCTCCACTGCCGGAAGTTAGCAGATAGCAATTTCCGGCTGACGATGAACCTAAACATTTTAATCTCATACTCACACCTCGATTTCATCATCCTGCGGAAACTGAAAAAATTTAGGAAGTACCCAAAAATTAGGCTGTATAACTCCCTGCCCTGTTAGGTCTGCGCTTCCTTCGATTTCCATATACTTTAGATATTCTTTTCTCAACACTTCCATAGACTTTTTCGCCTTTTCTTCGGTTGAATATATGGCTATATTTGAACCTTTGTAACCGCCAGTAGACGGAACAATCTTTATTACACGCCCATCCATATAGTCAATAAACAAAGTGCTGTTTTCGTATGGATAATCGCATTTTCCATCCTGTGATATAATTCTCATACTACGCCTCCTCCACTTTCATAAATTCCGGCAAATCATCGTTTTCTTCTGCCACTGCATCGTCAACATCGGTCGCAACGCTGTCGATAACGTCTGATTCATCGAAATCAACGCTGTTGGCGTTCTGCTCAACATCGTATTCAACATCTTTCTCAATCATTTCCTGCTCACTGACAACATTCAAATCGTCAATATCGCTCTCTGTGCCGGTATGCGAATTGTTGATATATTTCAGAAGCCGGTTTTTCACCGTTTTCATTGCCATCTGATCCGGAAACTTCTGGTGAGTGCCATTTCCATTCTCTTTGTATCCGTACCCCTGCTGCCAAGCCTGCTTAATCTGATCCATCGTCATTACTTCCGAAATAATTTCCCCGTCATCCATTACAGCAACGGCATAAGCGCCAATAATGTTATTGTTGTTAATGTTTTCAAAATACTGCTCGTGAGAATCAATCACCGTCTTTGCGTTTTCCTTATGAAATTTGAAGATATCGCCTTTATAAATCACAGAAGCGTTGATATCTTTCAGCCCAAAACGTCTAGCAATGCAGGTGTTTCCGTAAACGGAACGCTGACATTGTAATTTGCCACCGTATGCGACCGGATAACACTGCTTCTTTCTCATAGAAAGACCGTCAGTTACCATTTCAATAAGGGCATTTTCGATGCTTGCCCTGCTGCAACTTTGCAAAACAGGCTTTTTGTTTCTGTCAGTAGTATCCTGCAAAATAAGCATTGCCGACATAAACTCATTGGTATAGTTGTAATCTTTCGGAAACGTCAAGCCGAATTGCTCTTTCTGTTTGATCTTTACGACCATTCCCTCTGTGAAATCTTTTGCAACCAGTTCTTTGCTTTCTGCTTCTTTAATTTCTGTATTCTCCATAGTCATTCCTCGCTTTCAAATAATTTTTTTACATATAAATCCATTGAATAACAAAGTTTTACGCAATTTCCGTGTAATGCATGATTTTTCCAAGAATTGTACTTCTCATAAAACTTCTTTTCTGTCATTCTTCCAGATTTCACAAGCTTTACCCATGTTCTTACTCTTTTACGGATTTTGCGTTTATTAGATCCTGTAAGTTTTCTTATGTATTTTCCGTCTTTCGTAATGTAATGATGAAAACCGGTAAACAGTATCCCGTTTTTAAACGGCAATATTTGCGTTTTCCCATTCAGCGACAATCCGAGGCTTGCAACAAATTCTTTTATGCAATCAAGGGACCACGTCAAATATCCCTTATCTTGGTGGATTAAGTAAAAATCGTCCATATACCTTCCGTATAGTTTCACCCCTAATTCTCCAGTAATAAAACGATCCAATCCGTTAAGCATCAGCAACGCATAAACCTGTGCAACTTGGTTTCCGAGAGGAAGCCCTAAACCATCCGTACTGTCTATAAACAAATGATTTAACCACTTAACATATTCGTTTGGAAAATGATAGTCTACAATGTCTTTCAAAACCTCATGATCTATCTGGTAGAAAAATTTCGTAATATCACATTTAAGAATCCAACCATTAAGACCATTTACTTTGTAAAAATCAAGCATTTGATCTCTTAGACAATCCATTCCGAAATGAGTTCCTTTTCCTTTCTGCCCTGCATAATTGGTTTTGATAAACTCGCTTTCCAATCTCGGATACAATATGTTGTCGCACAGACAATGTTGAACAACTTTATCCTTAAAAGAACACGATTTAATCACTCTCTCCTTAGGTTCATAGACCTTAAATTCATTGTACGGATTCATCCGGTATGTCTGATTTTCAAGCTGTTCTTTTAAAAGATGCAGTCCTTCAAGGCTCATTGTCTGAAATTTTGCACTGCTGCCATTGAATTTCTTACCGCATTTAGCTTTCTTATAAGCCTTATACAGATTTTCATAATCACAAATAATGTCTTTATACATAGTAAAAATTCCTTTGTATTTATCCTTTTGGGAAAGGATGCGCACTTTTTTGTATCTTTTTCCGATTTCGGCTTACTGCCTACTATAACTGTCTGCGTGATACAGAATGGGCGAACACCGTTGTTGTTATTGTAGTTCCTGTTGTTGATATTGCCGGACGAAGCAACAACTGTTTATACAGTGCGCAACCTAATAAATTTATCTTTCTTTGTCCTTAGTTCTCCAAGCAATCGCCATATGCTTAATGTCAGAAACCATCTTCGACCAATATTCCATTCTTTTTGCATTTATGATGTTTAGTTTCATTGATAATTCAATGTAAAACAAAAGTTCGTCACAATGCGTTATCGCATTGGTTTGAAGCTCCGACCGCTCCCTGCGATACAACTTCAAATCCGTTCGATTCGATTCATACAGATACTCATAGATTTCAAGTGCTTTATTTTGCATTTTATCCACAAGAGAAAATCTGTATTTCTTCGGATATCTATTGCAGTTTGAAGTTATCCGCAGTGTATGTTCAGCAAGGTCTTTTGCTTTCAAGATTACTTTTAATTCCGTTCCAGCCATTTAATTACTCCTCTGATTCAAAGATTGAAGAAGAAAAGATACAAAACGGGCGAACACCGTCGTAGCTAAGGCAGCCCCTGCGGCTGAAATTGCCGGACGAAGCAACAACGGCCACCGAATATTCATAATCGTTGCAAGGTGTACTCCAAGGAGTAATAAGCCACCAACATTTTTTCTCGTTCGGAATAAGACTTCGATATTTCCTGTATTCATCTACAGTAAGAAGAGAAATAAAATCCTCGCACTTTTCATATTCCGTCTGACCGTCCAGAGATAACAGATCTCGTTCAAACTTAACGATATTTTCTTCTCCAACTTCATCGGATATCTTTTTGAGAAAATCTCCATTCAAATATTCTCTTAAACTGCTCGATTTCCAGTCGCTAGAAGAATCGTCAAACTTCATATCTTCTTCCAAAATTTCACAAAGGCAAAAATAACCCTTGTCTGTAATGTCAATAATCTTCCAGTCAAGACCTGCGATTTTAAAAGTGTCTCCAATTTTAATACCGGAAGGGATTTTAGAAACACTTTTCTCTGATTCCAAAATAGCAACCTTATTCTTAAGTTCGTTGATCTGCTCCTGTAAAATTTTCATTGTTAAATTAGCCATAATCATTCTCCTTTCGATACAAAGATATTAGATTTTAAGATACAAAACGGGCGAACACCGTAGTTGATATTGCAGTAACCGTAGTCGAAATTGCCGGACGAAGCAACAACTGCGATTGAATACTCCCATCCTCTTTCAGCTGTAGACCACGGTGTGCAAGTCCACCACCAATCATTTAACTCGTTATTCACAAGAAGATCATTGTACTTTCTTGCTTCATCAAATGTAATAGGTCTGACCTTGCATTTAAAATGAGAAAATTCTTCCTGCATATCAACCGATGTCAAGTCAACAGAACATTCAGCGATGTTTTCTTCACCAACCTCCGCTCCGATAATAGGCTGAATATCTTCCTCGATAACATTTCTAAGATTAGATTTGCTGTAGTCTCTCGTATCATCATCAAATACGATATTTTCCGCCATAAATCCTTTTGAAATTACTGCCGTTGTTTCTGCATATTCATTCTGATCAAGCACAATAAAATCATGATCTCCAATTTTGAACGTATCGCCCGGATGCAATTCACAGAGCTGGACTTTACTTTTCTTCTCATCTTCTTCAAGTCTTTTTACCAGTTTCCTTGCCATTTCCAATGTTTTACTACTCATTCTTTATCCCTCCATAATTTCCATATCTTTGTTATCAACAATCAGAAGAATCTTCTGACTTTCGATCATATCAATTACTTTCTCTCGGTTCGCTTCATCCAGACTTTCCACATCATCAATCCAAATAGGGCAACGGATTCCACTCATTTTCTGGATTGAATTACAAATGTCAATCCTGCCAATGATGCGGTTACCTTTGTTGCTCATAGTGGTTAGAATTGACTTTCCATCCACCATAGGGATGCAATCTGATTTGTAGCCGCCGGATTTTCCAATCTCAAACAATTTCCATTTGACGATTTCGAAATTAGCATTTACGGCATCTGCCAATTTTGAGTTTTTCACTTTCTCCAAATCCTCAATCAAATGAAGAACCCTCTCCGCATCTGCCTGCTTCTGTGATTTTTCACGCTGCTCTTTTTGCAGAGTCTCTAATCTATCCTCACAGTCGGAAGTATCTGCCTGCATCAGAAGCTTTTCGCATTCTGCCAATTCTGATCGGATTTCTGTCTCTTCTCCGGCTAGCATAGTTTTCAAAGCGGAAATATCATTGTATTTCTCAAGGAATTTCTCCTTTTCGGAAATCTCACTTTCCAACTTCTTGTAATCATCGGTTCCGGTAACGTCGATTCTTTCTTCAGACAGAGTATTTTCAAGCTTCTCAATCTCCTCTACCAAAATCTTCTTATCAGCTTCGTTATTTTTGTTTAATTCTTCTAATTTAGAGATTTCTTTGTTGTTTTCCTCGATTTCTTTCTTAATCTTCAAACCGTCGCTCTCGATTTTTTTGATCCGTTCGTTTTTCGACTTCTCAAAATCAGATTTAAGAGTTTCAATTTCTTCATCCGGCAACTCCCTGTGACACGTCGGGCATACAGTCGATTTCTCGTCGAATTGCTCTGATTTCAAAGACTGCCAATCTTTAGAAAGTCTTTCCTTTTCCTCATTCAGCTTAGTGTTTTCTTTTTTATAACCAGAAAGATCAAAAGTATTCTTATGTATTTTTACATTAAGCTTGGTAAAAAGCTCTTTTTTTCTTCCAATCTGACTTTTAATGTCACTCAATTCTTTTTCCGTTTTCTCATTCGCCTCACGGACCATATCATTAAGATGGAATCTCATATCAAGAATATCGTTCGTCTCCTTATCATAAGAATCCATCAACTTTTTATTAGAAGCCTGCTTGTCTTTGTTTTCTTTCAGACGTTCCATTAAGAGATTTTTCTGCAATTCCAATGCCGATACGTCCATTTCCTGCTTCTGCTTAATCTCCAGCTCTTTCTCTGCGATACGACCGGAATATGTTGATAATTCCTTTTTCATATCGCTTACAATGGATTTGTTCCTTGCCGTTATCTCTTCTGCTGTGTAATCAGATAAAAACGGTAAAAGGTCTTTTAAATCTTCGTTTTCTGCGGCAATATCGTAATCGCTAATACTATCCGTATGAGCGAAAAGGTATTTCCTCATTTCATCCGGCTTCTGTGCGGCAAAAGCGTTAATGTTGCAACACATCTTGACAATGTCCATATCAATGCCGAGGTAACACTTAAAGTCCTTTGCAGTTTTTGGAACGTCGTTAATAAAATATTTGTTATCGTCCTTATAACTGCTGCCGTCTTTGCTGTGTGTCCGCTTCTGAACCTTTTTCATTGTGACGGTTTTGCCGTCAACATCAAATGTGGCGGTAACAATAACATCCCCATCAACCGGCACTCCGCTTTCTTCTCGTCTTACAACTGGCTTCGGTGTCGAATCGTAGTCACAATCAAACAGGAGCCACATATAAGCATTCGCAATCGTGCTTTTACCCGCTCCGTTACGACCTATGATTCTAGTCAAATCATTGAAACTGACCTTTTCGTAGCCATATGCCATAAAATTTGTCATTTCGATATCTAAAATCTTAATTTCCGCCATTGATCTCCTCCATCTTTTTATCCATCCTTTCTTTCCGCGCCTTATCTTTTTCTTTTAATTTCTCTATAACTTCCTGTGCGCTGACGGTTCCTATTATGGTTAGCATCTGATTTATGTTGATATATCCCTCAAGATCTATAAGACTCACCAAAACTTCAATCCGACTTTCCACACTAATCAATTCTTCATACCGCCACTTGTCAATCTCCACGGTATTCTTCTTGCACTCACAAACCTTTTCTTCAACTCCTGCAACTTCTAACATTTACTTCTCCTCCCCCGGAAAGACAATCTTTGTAACCTTTCCGTTGTTGATTTCAAAACCAATGCCGGTAAAAGCACTGATAACTTCCAAGTCAACGATGGATAATTCATTAAAATCTACATTTACCATTTTCCTACATCCTTTCTATTTCAAACCGGAGCTTATCGACATATCTAACCTTTCCAGTGGTCTTGTTGATAAATCGAATATAAAACTCCATTTCCTCCAACAACAGCCAGTCATCGGCGTTCATAAAATTGAAACTGCACAACTCACGCTGACGGCGGCTCAATTTCTTTGGTCTCTTTAACTGTGCCATCCCACAAATCACTCCTTGTCATCGTGTTTGAATCCTATGTACAGAATGATTGCCACAAATGCCAGCAGTTCAATTCCGACAACGGTTAAAACTCCAGCCCAAAACGGATTTATCCACATATCCTACTCTCCTTTCTTCAAAATCCTAACTTTGACCGTCTGAACGCCAAACTCTTCTGCGTCCTTATGACTTTCAAAGTAAATATCCAACTTGTTCCCTTTGATTTTTGCCCCGCAATCCTCGGCGGTAAATTTTCCAATGCCCTTTAGATGCAACTTCGTTCCATACGAAATCACCTTAGGGTCAACTGCAATGGTACGCCCCTGCTTTGCTTTCGCTCCTGTCGCAGTTAATCTTCCCCATCTGCCGGAGCATTTCCGGCAAGGGCAATATGCTGTAACTTTATACTTCTTCCAAACGATAGAAGCTTTCTTTTTCGGTTTTGCCTGCACGATTACTTCCTTATTATTAAGGAGCCCGTCAAACTGGCATCCGATATCCGCTACCATCAACAGCGGTACGACTACCGCAAACACAAACAGTGCTATTTTCTTTCTTTTCATCTTTCTTCCTTTCTAAACATTGATAACAAATTCGTTAAATTCGTTGAAACCAAAGCCCGAAACAAATCTACTTTCGATATCCTCCGGAACGTCTGTTATCGTGCCTTTGAATATCTGCTTCTCCTCCCCTGTTTCAAAAATAAAAACTTCGTCATCATCGTACATATAAAGCTCCAGTAGCTCTTTAACTTCCATCTTTTTTCTCCTTTCATAAAAACCTTGCAATCACGGCAACTACCACTATTAAGACCACCATTTCAAACAAACGGTCAATTACTTCGTTATCATCCATAAAATCATCCTTCCATCTGCTTAAACTTATTGATAAAGTAAATCTGACCTTTACCGCTAACCTTTGTGGTTCGGGTAATTCTCACACTGCCATCGGGATTCTGAAAATTGCTTTCTTTCACCTCGAAAAGCCCCTGCTCGACATACCGCTGTTGCGGCATATTCCTTGACGAACCACTTTTGATTAAGTAGCCGTTGCTCCGTAACCACTCAAACAATCGTTTCTGCCCTATCTGGTATCCGTTCTGACAAATCAGTTTTGCCAAATCGCCAACAAGGATTGACGTCTTACTGGTTGCAACCGCATCAGCAAAAACCTCTTTCGGTTTCATACGCTGAATAATCCTGTCCCTCTCTGCGATTTTGTTATTGGCAACGACCAACGCCTTTGCCATCAGCTCTTCATCAGATAAATGCTCCTGCCCGTCAATGTAACCGCCGTTCTTTCTGATTGAAGGCAATACCTCTGACGTTACCCATTTGCGGAATTTCTTTGCATTAGGTTTATCGCTACGAAGAATAACAGCATAAAGACCGCTTTCTGTAATGAAATTGGTATTCCCAGCACGCCCTAGATTTAATCTAGTGCGTTCGTCTTCATCAAGCCTTTTTGCTACGTCTGTAGCATTCTTAATACCTAATGCCTTGCAAACATCAGCCAAGCAAAACATTGGTTCATCATCCACTGTTACAGTTCGGATTGCTCCAAACTCACTGTTTTGAAAAATCTGTAAATCTTCCATCTAATCTCCTTTCTGTGATATAATGTCCTAAAAAATTTAGGAGGATTTCATATGCTTTTTAGAAATGATATAAAAATACTCAATATAATAAAGAATCAAAAGCCGCAACTCCCAAACAACTTTTATGATTACAGAGACATATTTCAAGAATGCAAAATGCCACCAGAAAAATATATGATTTCTTTGAGAAATCTCGAAGAAAATGGGGCAATTTCCTTTGGGAACAAAGAAAAAACAGCATTCCTATTGGAAGGAAAAGGGTTGTATTACAGAGAATATCAATGGCATTGCATCCGAAAATACATTTTCGACAAATTGATCGACTTCATAGCCCTTATAATTTCCGTAATCGCACTGGTTGTCAGCCTTAATTAGCTTTTAGATTCTCCCAGTATTTCTCAAACTCCGATTCGGTACAATCCTTATGAATAACTACCATTTGATACCTCTTTCGTTCTTTAGGAGTTGTTTTCTTCTCTATGTACTCAATGTACTTTTTAGAGAAGTCTCTGTGACGATACACCTTGTTATATCCTGCTGGCATCTTTCCGATACGCCTATCCCAAATCCCGTATTTCAGATTCCAGTAGATATCAAGGAGTTCATCCTTTGAAAAATTCTTAAGACTATAAATTTCCATCTTCCCTCCTTATTGTGATATAATCCTCTTATCCTAATAGAAAAGAGGTGAAACTATGGATAAGCCCACAACTGCAAATGCTTATGCGATTGTTAAAATTCTTGGATACCAAGGAGATTCAAAACAATTCGACGAAGAGTACCGCAAATACTATGACGAATATATGAATGCCCCATCGGATAATCCGCTAAGAACAACGCATATTATGCAATCGCCTATTTAATAGACCGATAAGCATTTGACAGACTATCCAAAACCTTGAGCTGGAACAGGATGTTTTCCTCCAGCTCTTTCTTCTTCTCTGCATCCGATTCTTTGTTTCTTTTAATCATCAGCATAAAAACGGTAGCCATAGAAATCCCGACCATTTCATCAGTGGATACTTCCAAATTTTCCTCTTCAAGATGAATAATTGCGTTTCCGTCACTTTTCGTTTCAATAGACCCTACCATATCGCTCATATTTTCCTCCTTTCTACGCCGTCAGATATGCCAGCCGACCAACGACCGTCAGCCTTTCCTTAACGTTCCTGTAAATTTCCTTGTACGGTAGCTCCTGCTGAATGCCATCCTGCACCATATTCAAAATGATGTTTTCCACGAACGACAGGTTCATAAGTTGCTGTGTTGTTGCTGTTTCTCTGTCTGTCACGCCTGCTGTTTTGTTTGCCAGTTTGGAATAAGTCATATACAACATATCAGCGTGTTCACTACCCTGTTGCTTTGCGTACTCGACTAACTGTTTGAGTACGTCCGTTTCGGCTTTTCGTGACAGCTTGCCGACCGAACGGCTTTCAATCCACGACTGGGACTGACGCTCACGGATGATTTTCTCCATCTGATTAAAAGCGTTGATGTACTTCAACTTCCAATCAAGTGCCTTTTTACCAGTAAATCCCATAACCAAAAGAGAAAATCCGTCACGGTTCATCAGATACATTGGATACTGCTGTTTGTTCTGACTATCAACGTAATTTAATTTTTTGAACATTTTTTGGGTTTCCTCATTTTCGAGGAGACCCCCTATCGCCCTCAAAACATTGTCGTGTCGCTTTCCGAAACTTCTCGAAACATCCAAGCTACTGCAAACCGCTTCTTCCTTTTCTAAGTAAACCAGTTCGTCCAAGCTAAGCCTCCTCTCTTTTCGGTTTCTTCGCTTCCAAAAACTTATCAACATTCACAGACAACGCACCGCAAATAAGTTCGTACTCGCCGAAATCAAGCCGTCTATTTCCGTTCAAAGAAAGATTAAGTTTCTGTACGGGAATACCAGTTTGATTTGCGACAAAAGTCTGCGTAATACCGTTGTTTTCAAGATAAGCTTTGATTTTTTGTCCAACGCACATAATCACACCCCCTATCTGTTAGATTTCGGCTGTACCGAATAATTGTATTATAATTTCGGTTTCACCGAATGTCAAGAGTTTTTTTCGGTTATTCCGAAATATTTTTCTTGACTTACCGAAATTTTTATATTATTATCTTTTATGAGGAAAGGAGGTAGGCGATATGACTTTTGGAGAAAAACTAAAGTCTGCTAGACTTTCAAGCAATCTTACTCAAAGACAATTAGCATCTTTAATAGGAGCAAAGCATAATTCTGTTAGCGATTGGGAAAAAGATAAATCGAAGCCCGATATGGACACAGTAGAATTGATATGCGGAGTCTTGGATTTAAACCCAAGTTATTTAATGGGTACAAAATCAGATGATGAATATGGAAACATAATATCTTCTATAATGGATGATGCAGAATTGTTAGATATGATAGCAGATTATAAGGAAATATCCATTGAGGACAAAAAAGCAATTCGTCAAATTATTTCTTCTCTCAAAAAAGGAAACAGGGGTTAGACACCCCTGTTTTTTAAATATGATGTGATAATTTTGTGTAAATATTTTAGTATAGCTTTACTCTCTACTCTGTTAATAGCTTCAATAATTTCCTGTTTCAATTCATCCTTTTCCATACAATACCTCCATAGCCAATCTCCCAATGACGATTTACCCCATTATAGAACGTATGTTCTTGTATGTCAATACTTGACTTCATTCGTAAATCATCGTAAAATTTTTATGTGCTTAAAATTTAGGGACGGCAGAAACGCCAATAACTACCGCCCCTATGCCAAAACTTGAAGTCCCCCTCTTTGTAGGGGGTATATATATCATAGCACGCTTAATAGGAGGAGAAAGTATGATAAGGGATGAAAAATTGAAACAAATTTCGACAAAGTTAATTCGTTCTGACAAAGTGGACGATATTGCCACGCTACGCCGTAACGTGGAAATGTACGTTCAGGACCCCGATATCACGATACGGGATATTTCGGAACAGTCGGGCGTACCGATACCAACGATAAACAATCTGCTTTACAAAGACAAACAGGGAATACGGCTGTCTACCGTCATAGCACTGGCAAGGGCATTACAGGTCAGCATTGATGAATTGGTCGGCTGTCAGACTATGACAAAGGAAATGAGGGAAAGCGTAGAAATCTGCCGTGGACTACCCGAAAATGCACTGCTGTTAGTTCGGTACTTTATACGCCATCAGCAAATGCTCTACTCAAAAGTAAGTAACAAATCTAATTATATCTCTGTATTCGTTCCGAAGTATGAAAATGGAATCCTAGCAACTACCAACGTATCTGAAATGGTCAATTTAGAGAATTTTCCGTCAAATGTGAAATCCAAGGCTTATACGGGAATTAAAATTCCTAACGACAGTTATATGCCCTACTATATGGAAAATGAGATTGTACTGGTTGCCTGCGACCGTGAAGCTGTAAAAGGTGAGCATTGCATTATTACCAGTGGCGGCGGTATCTACATTGTAAAGAAAGAAATCAGTGTTCGGAACGGCAGGAAAGAGAAGCATTACATATCTCTTTATGGTGATTATGACATTATCCCCGACAGCAAAATTGACGATAGGATAGGTTATGTGGTCGGTTTTATCGACAGCAACGGAAAATGGGGCGTTCGGTGATTGAATTTTGGCAATAAAAAAAAGAGGGGGCATATGCCCCCTTTAATCAGATCTCTTTCAGTGCTTCTTTGATTTCATTTACACGTTTTCTCTTTTCTACACGGTTCTGGATATCTCCACCAATGGAATTGTATGTATCAGAAGCCCAGTCCTTTACAAATTTACCGACATTCTCCGCTTCTGACTCCTGTCTTTTTGCCTGTTTCTTCATCATTTCTTCAAATTCTTTTTCCATAATAGTTACCTCCAAACATTTCATTAAATTCCTTATCCAAAGGGGTGAACAGCTATTATGAGAGTATAAACCGAGGGCGCACATAAAACGTACTGCTCGCAACATCGTCGCTCGCATTGCCAGATCGGCTGCAACCGCAGAAACGAGCAGAAGACGCTACATCTTTGAGCCAATACCAGCTACTTCTATCATTCATCGCACTTCTACTATGAGCAAATAGCGGTAACTGCATTTTCGCATTACCAGTATCATATCCACTACTTGACCAAACAGTGGAACCGTAAACCTCAACTTCACTCATAAGCACAGCCTGTCTCATAGCCCAACCCCAATTATCACTGCACCCACTAGCCATTCCAAAACGATTTATGCCGGTTGCGTTGATGCTACTCGATAGTAATTCATCTGTTGTTTTCAGATGACTTCCAAACTCGGCATATAATTGCTGATTGATTGTTGCTCCACTAGCAGTAGAACCTTCTGTTGCAACTGCCCCTAAAACCGATTGATCCATCACTGACGCAACATATCCACCCTCCGTTGTGTCGGTTGCGTTCATAGCATGTCTACCGAAATGCTGTATTCCTTCAAAGCCTTGACCAGGAACCATAACTGCATGGTGATAATTTACATATTTGCCATCTTCGCCGTTATACATCATAGTATCCAAACCTGCGATTGTGACATATTGGCTACCGACCGTTCCATCAGTCGAATCTGGACAAGTAATAGCTCTGGACATTTTAATGTAATCGCCTACATAGATATCCTCAAAAAGCTCAAAGCCATCTGTTCCGTTCAAACGCTTATAAAAAGTACCATCTGTAATATACGATGTAAGATCTTTTGGAACATTGCGAGGAATATTGTGCGAAAAATTAGCTGTACTTTTAATGTCAAGCACTGCATCTGCAACATTGTCAATTTTGTCTGAGTATTTTTGACCGCTAACATCATAATAAGTATATTGCCTCTTATATCCTCCCCTAACGACAGCGTTAAGAGTTACTTTTGTTCCGCTCTTAACAACCAGCGATACGGTCACTGTTCCGCTGTGAGTTCCAAGCTTTACACTTTGCGTTTTATCTGCATCCGTTCCGATTTCCACGCTATTACCTGCCGTGTCAGAAATCAAGTAATAAAATGTATTCGCCGACATGGACGAACTGACATTTCCAGCAAACCAAAGTGCGTCACTTGATGGGTTTGATACGGAATAAATCGGAATAGTAACGTCTGCCGCAGCCGTCCCGCTCACCCGATAGTAACTACCGCCAAAGCCAGTTGAATTTCTGGGCGTCACTTTAATTCCCGATGTTGTTTGAGCGGATGAAATAAGCGAATCAAGAATATTTAAATTTACATCTCTTTTTTGAGCGTAACTGTAATCTTCCCCTACAATGTCGTTATCCGAATCACTACTATAAGAATTGGCAGACCCCTTAACGATGATCGGGGGTGTCTTGATTTCCGGATTTCCAGAAACTGGCTCGATTTCTCGATAATAGTCAGAATCCGATTTGTCGGCGAAAATCCGAAGTTTTTTTGTTTGCAAAAAATCCTCTAATGTTAATTTGTTCGCAAAATCCGAATACACCGTCTTTGCATGAGCAAAGGCGAATACCTTTGTTGAAACTCCGCCAATTACCTTTTTAAGCCATCCTGTTTTATAAGCCATAGTTGTTTACCTCCTAATCTGTAATATCTTCTCCAAGTTCTACTAAATTGTCAAAATTTTCTCTCAAATCAGCCACATCCCCATTAAGACTACCACTATCGCCTGTGTATGGAACAAAGTCATCATAGGTAGCTGAGAGGTTTGTTGTAAGCATTGGTTTAATAATTTCATTATTATATGTGACGCCCTCCACAGTTTGTACATTAAATAGAGTAATCAATGTGTCTTGCGTAACTGTAACTATATTATCTGTTACAGTTAAAGCGGTTACATTGTGGTATAGTTGTACACGCAGATTAACATAAGTTCTGGTAAGAGGTGTTAATTTAAAGCGTCCTACTTTATTTATAATAGGCGTATGACCTCCATAACTACCTTGTAAAAAAAAGTTTGCACCTGCACTAGCAGTACCTTTTAAAGTATAAGTACCATCCCCGTTATTGGTGCAAGTTACACCATTTTTAGTAGTCGTTTCCAAAGTAGGATTCAAAAGGTTTACAGTGGTTTCTGATTTATCTGCTTTTTCTTCTGAAAGCATCTTATTAGATGGGAAGTATGGTTCATAATCATCGTATGTTGCTGATAAGTCGGTAGTGAGCATCGGTTTTATAATTGTATTATCGGGAATAGTAACTCCCTCTCGGACTACAATATATGCAGCATCATATGTCCTAGCTGTAGCCACTTTACTGACTCTATCACTCGTTTCAATATACTTAATATCTTCTCCTTCACGATAATAAAGCCCATAAGTATAAGTATTAGTAGTACCACCTCTACACTCTAATAGCAAACTTTCTTTTGTCACTTTGATACTTCCAGTAATATCGAGAATGATTTGCGCTGTGCACGTTCCTGAAAGAGTATAAGTGCCATCACCATTATTAGTGCAAGTTACACCATTTAAAGTAGTGGTTTCCAAAGTAGGATTTAATAGATTCTTCCCGCCTGCTACTTTCCCGTATCCATTATCAGATATTCTTTTCTGTACTTCTGTATCATCATATACTGTATCAGTAAATTTTAATTCTACCCACGATGACCACTGACCCTGCGCATATACCCTTTCGTACTTCTTAATTCCGGAAAAATCTGTTCTGCTGTTCTTATAAACAATTCCGGTCTGATAAACAACCGAAGAACGATTTGCGCTGTCCGTAGCTTGCAATACAATCCCAAAAAATGCAGTCCCATAATTTGCGGCATCGCTAGGAACACCATTTGCCGAAACGCTACTTCCATAAAATCCTGTGTAAAACTGTGTATTCCAATCTGTAATCTGAACACATTCTCTCGCCAACGCAAAAACATTTCTTTGTGAATCTGCATCGTATTCTACAGTAAGCCCACGACCAGCAATATTCATAGAATCTAAAATCTCCTGCTTTGCCTTACTTGCTTGCTGTGAATAGTATTTTGCGTTATCGGTATCCTCTCCATCACGAATACCGCTACTGCCTATCGCATAGCTTTGAGTCAATTTAGCATCGTTAGCGGCGTTTGTGGCACTCGTAGCGGCGTTGGCGGCATTGGAATTAGAAGCATTTACGTTACTAATAATATTTGCGAGATAATTCTCCTCAAGATACTCTTCCGTTATACTTCCCTTTACAAGATCTGCGCTAACCTCATAACCATCCTCATTTTTCGTTTTTGTAAAAGAAATTCTAAGACCGTTATTAAAGTTGTAATCTTGAATGAGTTTACTAACATCGGCAGTCCACTCCGTTCCATCATCGGTAGTCATTGTGATAACGCCGTTGCTGTCCATCGAAAAAGAAACAGGGATCTTTTCAACATTAAAATCAACGTTGAAGCTTGTTCCGTCAAAAAACTTAAATGTCAAAATTCCTGTTTCTGCATCCCATGTTGGCGTTTCGGAAAGAAGCTTATTTGCTGACGATTTATCAAGCTTTTTAACCTCTGATTCCGTGTGAGCAATATCGAGATTGGCACACAAATCAGCAATAGCTTTATCCATTTTATTAAGATTGCCCTTATCAATTGGAGTTTTCAAACTTTCAGACTTGTTTTCCCAGTTGATTCTCAAATAATCGACTTTTTGATAGTTTCCAGAAGAATCGTCCCCGCTAGGCAATGTTCCTCCATCCTGCAAATGCAGTCCTAAAAGGATTTGTGCCATATGCGGAATGTCAGAAGATTTCGTTTCTGAATATACTGGTATCGAAACATTTGTTGACACACTGCCGCCAATAGAACCATATGCACCAAATGAAGCATAATACGTTGTCCCGTTATAATCAAAGCTCGCTGTTTTATCAGAAAGCGGATTCCCGTTATTGTAATTATCGCTGTACGAATAGCAATAAGCTTCTGTGTTCGAAACAATCAGAGGATGCCAATACGTTCCGTCATTAGCAATCATTCCAATCGCCCACCATTCTTCTGTATCCGTTTTTTTCTTACAAGCATACTGATTAGCATTCTGCCTTATGAGAAAAGTCCCTAAATAATCAGAAGAAAGCACTTTTTGAGGTTCGCTTATCGAATATTTACTGTCCATTATTTACCTCCTTTAAAGTTTTTTCCAATATGAATAATTAACTCTAATTGTTGCCAATGTTTTACTACTAACAACTGCGCTTATCGTTTGGTTAGTAGGTGCTATGGCAACGGTTCCTATTTCAAAATCTGCCGATTCCAAATCTCCATTGCACATAGATGCCGGCATTGTTTGATCCACTCCTGGTGCTGAAATAATTAAAACCATACTATTAGAGCTTAGTTCTTTTATGATGCTCCCGCATATAAGCTGGCTTCCATTGATTACCAAGGAATTTCCAGATATCGTACCACCACAAGCCATATCTCCTTGAAAAACCCCGTCTCCCTCTGCATTAACCGAGCCATTTGCGGATAAATCGCCATCAGCAGAAACGGAAGAATCAATTTTTACTATCGAAATGGGGTTTAGCGATGCATCATACCCATTTTCTTCAACGCGAATTTTCGATTCTATTTCTTGCTGTGTCGGTGTACCCATTTTGGTTGTATAAACAGTCTTTTTTAAACTGATACCATCATAAGACACCTTTGTTTCATCGCCGTTTTGATATGCGTTTTTACTTCCGGTTCCGGAATTATCATCAAGGTAAACCGTCTTATACTTTGTCGTAGAAAAACCGTTTTCCGTATTCATTTCCGTATTAGTCCACTCGACAGTGGGAACGGAATCTAATTCGTCTGTAACGTCAGCCCAGTGCGCCCCGTTTCCAAGCTTAAACTGAAAAACTTCGGATGCAGACAGATTGAAGTAATAGTCTCCTATTTGCGGAGGTGAATCTAATTCTACCGTTCCACCGGGGACAGAAATATCTTTAGGTCTTCCTTCACCAAAGAATTTTATGGCTATATCTTCTCCGTTTATTTTTGCGCTTACGTTGTAATTGGATAATTTTATTAAACTTTCTGCACTTTTCGTGCTTTCAAGGTGAAGTTGACCGCCTACAAGCTCAAGTAATTCTTCCGCTGTCAAGCTTATGTTGTCAGAAGTGACGGTAAAATAATTTTTTCCGTCATCAGCGCTTACGCCAAGCCCGACTTCGACCATCCGACCATTTTTATCAACCTTAAGGACAATCGCACTAGAAGTTTGCTCAAAATGGCTCTGCTCTTTTTTCCCTAGATCAATCACATCGACAGACAGACCGTCTATTGATTTTTGGATTTCAAGGCTTTTACCCATGTTTTGAATAAGCTCATCTCTCGTAGTCTGCTCATTCGCTCTGACCTTATTTCCTTTTGACGAAAACGTATCTCTTAGACCTTGAACACCCGTAAGCGTTCTTGAAAGAATAGGCGAGACAACTCCATCTCTATTTTTTACAAGAGAATACCAATCGCCAACGTCCATATAAGGCAAACCCTCAAGCGTAGTTTCGTTCGGTCGATAAACAAAGCCACTTAACACGCTTTGTATTCCTTTTCCGATACTTTTAAGCTCTTCTTTAGTTTTTCCGTAAAATAAAAAATTTGAAGAAATGATATACGGGTTACTTTCGTCATCACTAGAAGCAACACCGATGTCATCGGCGGACGACTTAATCGTCACGCATGTGATAGGCATCGTTTCATATTCTTCAAATTTTGTATTGATATACTGCGCTTTGTCTGTTTCTGCGCCGACATATTGAACGTTCGCTCCGCTTTCCGGGTATAAATCCTCTGCCGGGTATAAATCTTCTTCCGGGAATAACCCTGCCGCTTCCCTTGCGATTGCTTCCGCAAACTTACCGTTTCTATCAATGTAACCAAATGCTCCGTTTGCTTCGCAAATGCACTTCAAAATCATTACTCCAGTCAAATTCCCTTGTGGAGACAATGTCTTTTTTGCTGTTTCATCGTCATTTATATAATTCCGTCCCACGAAATCAATCCCAAAATGATTTAAAATCTTCAATCGAAACTCGGCATATGAAATCGTTTCATTTTCCGCAAAAATGTTGTTATAAAACTCCGACACATCTTCTGACGCATCGTAAAGTGCGTCATATGCGATTATTTTCTTGTAATCCTTATCATCTACACACTTTGCACTATCGACACGATATACCCCCATAGGGATTGTTAAAACAGTGCTTCCTTCTGTATCTTCCACATCCATATAGCACTTAAACTCTAATCCAGAAACATCCTTGTCCATGACTTCTGATACTTCAAATTCAATACTAGAAGCGATGCAACCACCCAAAGACAACTCTTCATCGCTACAGATAGATTGAGTGATTGTAACACTTTCTTGATGGATGATTTCGTTATCAATCGTCAAGTTGATATCATCAAAAACCATCCGGTACCCTTTGTAATATCCAGAAGAGTAAAACATAGCTTTTTGTTCGTCTGTCAGATTAAGCATACGGCACCTCCTTAATACTCAATAAACTCCCACGAAATAGGCATATACGTTGGAACGCCCTCATAAGTCCCTCCGTACTGAAATTGAACGTCCGGAACATAAAAAAATCCGTGGTCATAATCGTTAGTCCATTCGTTGAAATACCGTATCCTTATTTTCTTTTCTGGCAATCCGGCACAATCTTTTTGTTTCATACCGGTGGTAAGTATATTCATAAAAGAACGCATAGTGGTGTTTTTCATGTAAATGGTCGAAAATGCAATTCCGTCACGCATATGCTTTAATACATTTCTTTTAAGATGACCGTTTGCGTTTACATAGCTGTCTAAGTCCTGCGCCCTGCCGGGTGTAATATTAAGATTGTTGGCGGCAATGTATTTATCAATCTTTGTATACTGATAATCACCTCCGGAATAACCGGTTGCTATCGAAACAAGACCTTTTGCTTTCTCAAATCCTGCCATTTTCTACCTCCAATTATTAAAGGTTAGCGGCTCTGAATAGACATAGCCGGAAATAAAAAAGAGCGGTGTTATCCGCTCTTTTAATGCTTTTTTGAAATCAAATTCTAAAACTTTAATTTTTTTATTGTTTTTTCCTTGAAATAATCTCCATTTTTTCTGTATTTCAAAGAAAACTCTACGCTTTTCGGATTTTCAATGCCTTTCTTGGATGTCAGATCCGAAATATCTGCTGTTATAGTTGTTACTGATTTAGGATATACGCATACATCTTGTGTGTCGAATAAATAGTCTGTTTCCAATGCCCATCCATCAACGGAAGCGTTTGTAAAATCCAAATTCGCATAATAGTTATTATTATTTATAACTGAGAAAACGAATTTATCAGAATCTAATTTTTCTTTCAAAATTACAAATCCGGATTTCTTTTTGGAACCTTTACCGCCGGAGAATTTATTTTCTCCTTTGAAATTATTCGTTTTGATTCTTATCTTTTTAGTGTAAAAATCTCTGTAATTTTTCGCATCATCGTACGCCCATATTACCAAATCTACATACTGTACTTTATCACCTTTAGACAGCCATCCATCTTCAAAGTCAACATCCATCGTCCCTTTTTTACCGCTTGGAACACTTGTAGAAAAACTGTATATATTACAGTTAGTCATTACTCCATTGATAGCCATAGAATGAATGTCAAAAGAAAAGTCTTTTTTGCTGTTGTTTTCTATGTCAAAAGAAAATCCTTCATCATCGCCACTTGTTATTGCTATATTGCACTTGTGACCGCTGTATATTTTTTTCAAATCATATTCTGTTTTCTTCTTTTCTTCGTTCTTTGTTTGCTGATTATCGGAAACTGTCTCTTGATTATAGTTTTTCCCTGCATCGTCATTATCGTTATCGTCTGTTATCCAACAAAAAAATCCAAGTACACAAATAACTAAAACGATGCTCCAAAGACAACCATGCTTCTTTTTCTCTTTTTTGATTTTCGGTGCAACATTTTGTTTTGTTGGCGATGGCTTCCAATCACTTTTCGGATTAATTTTCAGCCCATCATCTGTTTTCTGATTACTTTTCATAGAATATCCACAATGAGGACACGTTGCCGCTTTATCTGATACATCCCCGCCGCACTCCTTACATTTAATAATCATAGTATTTCTCCTTCCTGTTTTTAAAATTTACCCTATTATACACTACAAACAACAGATTGTCTATGCATAAAGCGGTCTGCCGTTTGATTTCTTAAATCTTTCGTTTGCATCGGTCGTAATTCTGACAATGTCACCGTCAGATACGCCCTCGACATAAAGAGCCTGTCCGTTTCCGCTGTTCATTTTGTTGATGGCAACAACCAGACTTGTAAGCACCGGAGTCATTACATTGTAAACAGCATCCGCAACGCCCTTAGATGTCGATGCAATAATCTGGTCATTGTTGATTACTTTTGTTCTATTGCCTTGCCTACCGACAAGCTCCGGTTTGCCGTTTTCTCTCGCATAAAAAAGCTCACCCATTTTTGGAGTACCACCGGTTTCAAACGTAGCAATGTGATTGATGTT